ATATATCACAAGTCTCGAATCTTCGAAGATTTGCGATATTACGCTCTCAATTTTCAAACAATCAATCGCATATGGTATTGTGCTGTATGGCATCAAGAATTTGCCCTCAGATGAGGAAACGAATCTTCTATACGTGACTATGCAGACGCACTATCCATATCTCACAACTGGAGAGATGGCATTGGCCTTCCAACTCAATGCAGTTGGTAACGAATGGGAAAGAGTTGAGTCGTTTGGAATGATGTCGGTCGCATTCTTATCCGATGTGCTAAAATCGTATAATGACTTTAAGATGAAGACTAACTTAGCTATTGACAAAAAGAAAGCAAAGATAGAGTTGCCATCTAACACAACCGATGAACCAGTTGATTGGACGGATACCTTTAACGAAGACATCAGACTATGGCGCGAAAACAAAAGAGATTTTGTATTGATGCTAGCACCAATGAAAGTACGCACCTTTTACGACAAAAAGATTATCCGGGATGAGATGTGGCCAGATGAAGATTGGAAGAAATGGCAATTCATGGCATACAAAAAGACTTTAGATGCTCAGGCGATTAGTGCTTACAAGGCGAAAAGATTGGACAAATTGAGTCGTCAAAAATTCAAAGATGATTATCAATGCGAATTGTCAAGACTCATTTACTCCGACATTATGGATAGCCATATTTTGCAACAAAAGATTAAGGATGGGTTATGATTGAATTCCACGACAAACAAAAAGAGGCACTCTCACATCTTGCAATTGATAACGAATGCAGGCAGTTACTATATGGCGGAAGTGCTGGTAGTGGAAAATCTTTTTTAGGTTGCGACTGGCAAATAAAAAGACGGTTAAAGTATCCTGGCACACGTGGTTTAATAGGCCGTGCTGAATTAAAAAAGTTGCGACTATCCACACTCGCTACGTTCTTTGAGTTATGCACTAAGTACAATCTAATTGCAGGAAAACATTTCACATACAATGGACAAGACCACGTTATCAATTGGTACAATGGTTCACAAATAATCTTAATGGACTTGGCGGATATGCCTTCAGACCCCGACTTTGGTCGCTTTGGTTCGCTTGAGATTACTGACTACTTTGTAGATGAAGCCAGTGAGGTAACTGAAAAATGCATAAACATCTTGAATAGCCGTGTGCGTTACAAGTTAATCAATGACAACCCAAAAGGACTACTAACCTGCAATCCCCATAAGGGATGGTTATATCGGGAGTTCTTTGATGCGCAGCGCAATGGCTCAATAAGAAAGGACAGAAGATTTATTCAGGCACTTCCAACGGATAACCCACACATCTCTCCAGTCTACATTGAGTCGCTTCAAATGTTGCCCGACATTGACCGGAAAAGATTATTGGAGGGCGATTGGGATTACGATGAGACTAAGGATAGGTTGTACGAATACGATGATTTACTGCGATGCTTTCGCCCATCCACTACATTGGGAGATAAGTTTATCACTGCCGACATCGCACGGATGGGTGACGACAGGACAGTAATTATTGTATGGAATAACTTGCACGCTGAAAAGTTCGTGGTGTTAAAACATAAACCCATCAACGAGGTTGTGGACACCATCAATGAACTTATCAAAAATCACTCAGTAAGATTATCTAACGTACTCGTGGATGAGGATGGGATTGGCGGAGGTGCGAAAGATTATATCCGTTGCCGAGGATTTCTTAACGGATCAAAGTCCGTGCGTGACAATTATATGAATTTGAAATGCGACTGCTATTTCAAGCTTGGTGAATTGATAAGTAGTAACGCAATCACATTTGAGTCAACACATAAGGACACCATCGTAAAGGAATTGGAGATGATACGTAGGGAAAAGATTGATAGCGATGGAAAGCTGAGAGTCACCAACAAAGAAGACCTTAAAAAGAGACACGGAATATCTCCCGACTTTGCTGATGCAATAATGATGCGTGCATTCTACGAATTAAAAAAGAATTTTGGAAAGTACGCTTTCGCTTAATACATTTGAACTATGGCAGACATCACTAAATGCAAAGGCACAAATTGCCCAATAAAGCAGAATTGTTATAGGTACACAGCAAAGGAAGATGAGTTTTATCAAGCCTATTTTACTGAACCTCCAATTAAAAATGATGAGTGCGATATGTACTGGCACACAACTAAAAACAAAATAAAATAAAAATAAAATGAAAAAAGAAACAGCAGTAGACTTTTTGTTTTCAAAAACAAAAAAAGAATTAGAAGGTAAAAAATTAGATGAGGTTATGACTCATATGGAGTTTGTCAATGAATCTAAAAAAATGGAATTTGAACAAATATTTTTTGCATTCAAAATGGGTTTTGAATATAGAGATTCATTTGGTTGGGAAGGTCAGATTCCATTTGACCACGAAGACCACGCAAAAGCATTTACAGATTATTTTATGACTACATATAATAAGTAAAATGAAAACGGAAATTACACAAGACGAGTTAGAAAAAATCAAGGTGTTAAATCTACTTATGTGGCTTCAAGCTTCCATCTATGCAGGTGATGAATGTGAGGATATTAAATGGTTCTACAACCATCAAACAAAGATGCTATTGAAACGCTTAAATGAGTCAATCCAACGTGAACACGGAAAGACAATAACCGCTTTATGGGATGCAGACGGTGCGATGCTCCCAGATATAACTCGCCAAATGTCTGAATTTACATCACTTTTGGCGCAATATGGCTACTGGATGCTACCCGAATTGACGGATTATATCCGTACACAACAAGAAAATCAACCCAAATTGCAAGTGAAAATATGAATATAACACATGATTTTGACAACTGCCAGAGTGATGTCTACAAAGAGGTCATTAGCGACCTTATCTCAAGAGAGAAAATGGGACGCATTAAGTATGGTACAACGGTGGACAATGCTAATCTATCGGAGAAAGAATGGATGCAACACGCTTATGAGGAGGCTCTTGATTTTGCTATCTACTTAAAAAGATTGATGTCAAAAAAATGACATTTGCACCTGATATTAAAAGAGTGGCATTGCGCCACTTTTTTTTTGCTCTTACCTCATCATCATTAACTTGTCTTAAATGGGACAAATGAGCCTCTAATTGTTCTATATAAGCAACATTAATAGCGTTCATCTTAGTTAGTGACTGAATCTCCATACTTAGATTAGAATTGACTTGAATATAGTAGTCAAGTGAACGTACACCTAGTATAACTAATCGTCTTTCAGTTCGCAAAGAATCCAGCCTGCTCCAATTCGATGAGTCGTTGAATTGATTTTGCGTATGCGCTATCAATGGCAGTGCTATCATACATATAGATAGTATCAATATCCTTTTCATATATTGTCTTTAATTTAATGCGTTCCAATTTCAGCGTGTCAATTCGAGCCTTCAATATCACAATTGTATCGTTCTTGGTAACATTTTTATATGTGGAATTGTTACGAGAGTTGCATGAATTTTGCCACAAATTCAATGCGTAAAAACTAATAAACAATCCCGCAGTTAATGCGATAATTTTTAACGTTAAATTCTTTTCCATTGCCTTTTGTAATTATTGCGAATCCGTGATTGTACTTACTATATGGATTGTAATCAGGTGATAATTCAGAGAGACACCCCACACCCCAGCACGTTATTACTTTTCCGTTTACATCTCTTTCCGTGTGTTCAGCAGTTTGATGATGATGTCCACACATTGCGTTTGCTTTGGTCTTTAAGAATAGACCTCTCGCAACGTTTACAGATGGCATAAATTGTTTTCCGAATTCGTGACCGTGAAAGATGGATAGACCTCCGACATTCAGCTTATTCTTTCCTTCTATCCATTGTACGTTGTGCTTATCCAAATGGCACAATGAGGAGAAATCAAATGCATCAATATCAAATAACTCAGGTGCCTTCACACGCATATACCTCCAATACCTTTCTTCGTGGTTACCTTCTTTATAGATTATCTCAGCATCTGGAAAGGTCTGCCTCAATTCATAAATGAAAGTACGCATTGCGTAAAGTTCATCCTTAAATTTTCTTTTCTTTGGATCCTTTACAAAGTCACTAATCATATGGCAGTCCAATGCATCGCCATTTAATACAACAGTATCCACTCCTTCATCAATACCACACTGGATGGCAGTTGATAATGCGTCTATGTCGTGATATGGGATATGAATATCGGAAAGAATTAAAATCTTTTTGCCTTTGATGTCAATATGTTTGCGACCTTTTGCATATGACTTTGGCAACTTGAATGGATTGCGAGGTCTTTCTTTATCCATCATTAAAGATTTGTCAGCAGGCTTTTGCTTTCCTCTTTTACCTTCAATATAACGGAGTGAATCTCTTGCATCTTCAACTCCCAGAAAGGTCTCGAAATGTTCTTTGCTTAACTTCTTTGCAAGAGTTAAAGTTGGTGCATCAGGAAAACGCTCTCGCACTTCACGTGCTAATTTTGTCTTTTGACTTTCAGGCATATGTTATTTTTAGAATGGTTGGTACACTGTCCTTCCACCCATCTTAACTGCACGTAACACTTGACCTCTGTTCCCTTCTTTGTTGTAACTTACGTGTACCCAAGCAGGTGCATTCTCACTTCCGAACTCCCATATGAGTTGGTCAAAAGTACAATTTTTTTTGATGTAATCAAATATATCTTTATTGCTTATACCTCCGTGAATATCTCCATCCACATCAATCGCTTTTCCCTCCATATGCTGTGAACTTTTTGAACCACCTATGCGTTGATTTAATTCATGGCTTCTGTAGGCAGATGAGATGCCAATGGGTTTACCAAAGTGTTCACGAACTTTATCAAATATGTTGGTGCATACTAGCTTAAGATTTGCTAATTGTTCAGCATTTGGAATGTTTCCAATCTTCAATGCCTTAGCTTGATTGCTATGCGTTACCTCAAAATAGCTTACGTACTTACTTATTTTTTCCATCGGTCATTGCATCGGTTAAATCTTCGCTTTTTCTACCTATAATAGCTTTAATCTTTGACCACAAATCTTTACCAGTAACGGCCTCAATACTTTCAATGATTGACTTGAATTCTATTATAGCCAC